TGAAACCCATGTATGCGCCTATAACTGAAGCCATTGCTATGTAGAACATTCCAAAGACATTATCTAATGCCTTTATTCTGTCATCAGTAATAAGAGGAGACAAAAGAATTGCAGTAAAAACTACCATAGAATACAAAGCAAGCCATGCCATTCTACGGCGATTTTTAAACTTATCTTCTGCAATATTTACTTCCACTTTTGATATTTTACCGTCATGATCTATGTCTATTTTTTCTTCTGTCTCTTCTGACATTATCTGTAAGCTTTCTCTCTTCGTTCTTTTTCTTCTTTTAAATATTGCAAAAGCATATCTACATAAATATCTCTTTCAAATGGCATCAATTCTTCTATTTCTGTTATCGAGTATTTGTGGTGCTGAGCCATCGCAAAAACTGTTGTATAATAGTTTTTTAGACTCGTGTGACTCAGCCCTATGTAAAAAAATCTTGCATAGAACTCAATTTAATAACTCTATCATGTCCTAATGAATTTTTATAATGTAGTTCATGATAAAGCTTAGGCATCGTAATAAAAAACTGTTCTATCTTTTTAAACGATTTTGTGTCTAGATTTTCAAGGAAATCAATGAGTTCTTGTTCAGTACTTTCTTTAGCTGGATAAACATTTTCTTTATCATAGATTACATCAATGGTGTGTATAAGGATCTTATTGAGTAACTCATTTTGATCAGTTATACTTGACATCTTTTCGGTAATTTTGACACTTGGAAACTTTAATATCATACCGACTTCATCATTGATCTGAATTTTTTTATCATTTTCAGGATCGAATTTGATTTCTACTTCATCTAGATTAACTTCGAAATCATAGACTTCGTCATCTTCATTATCGCGATATCTGAGTTTAGCGATATTGTTTACAGACCTAGATCTAAGCTTTAAAAATACATATTCTAGATCAAACGTAGTTAGATCATCTATATTCAAATCATCGAAGCAACAATTGTTTATGATTTGTTTTAGCGAAAACAGTATATCGTTATTTTCACCTTGTTGTGCCATAAGCAAAAGCTTTTCTTCTTTCACTAGAAAAGGTCTAAATTTCATTTCCCTTTCAATAGAAGGAATCTTAATCGTGAATACCGGCGTTGCAATTTTTGGTAAAGCCATACTATACTCCTAATTATTTAAAAAAATCCTGACAAACCACCGCCAATTATATTGGCATTATTGACTAAATTAATAGCATCTCCTACGCTTTGAGGTTTCTTTAATGCTGCTACTGTTGATACTATAGATCCTAACTTCATTATTTTCTGAAACGTTGATAAGCCAAAAGAAGATTCTGTTCCCGATGACTCAAATCTATCCGTGTGCCACGTCTTATAATAAAAATTTACACCTATATTCATCATACTGTTTTGATCTGCCCAATTCATAGCTACTTGTGATAGTCTATATGGAAATGCATCTAATATCTGATATCTAAGTATTACGTCAGACTGTGGATTAAATACTAAAATTTCTATATTACATGTGTATGAATCTTTATACGCAACTTTAAAGAATGAATTTGTTTCTTTTCTATTATCAAACATTACTATACTATTCATCCAATTTTGAAAAAACGACATGACATTTCCTTTGCCGTCTCCAATAAATTGAAGTTCTATATCACCAAACACTGCAGTATGAGGAAATCTTTCTACAGGTCCAACTCCATGTATTATATTTTCTTCTACTGCAAGATCTACTCCTGGTAAATCAGTTTTCATACAAAAAAAACTAAGAGTTTTAGGATCTAATCGTTCACTTTGCATCAACTGATTAACTTTATTTTCAGTAAATGAATTTTTATTAACCGGGTAAAGAGATACTAAGAATAAATTTGTAGGCAATATAGATCTTGCACCCAAATTACTTCTAAACTCTTCAATATCAAATCCAGCGCTCTTTCTTTTTGGTAAAGAGCCATTGATACCTAAAAAACTAGAAATTTTACTAGTTATAGCGTCAGTAAAAGTTGATGGACCTGACATTTATTTTGTTCCTTGTTTAATTATTGCTTTGCTTTCTTTCCAAATTACATTTTCTGATTTTTTTTGAAATCTTTGTAGAGGTAAAAATAAAGCTAATTCCCATTCTTTAGGAGGAATAAAGGCTATCTTAGACCTTATATTTTTATGTAAATACATGTGTATACATGGTTGAAAAAATCTTAAATTTCTTCTTGATTCTAAAATACTATATGTCATTTTGGCCAAACGCGTAGTATCTTTTTCCATATCCTTTGAATTCAAAAGAGAATACATATTGTCCATAAAGATGGCTCTATATGGAGTCGGCAAATAATGTAAATTCAATCCATAAAATCCTTGAGTAACCATCTTAAATGGAAATACTATAGGAAACGTATCATAATAGTCTAATGTTTTTTTATGTTTAGGAGCATAGTTATATAGAAAAAGACTACCTACTTGTTTAATATTTTTAATAGCAGGAACATGTTCTTTCTCTAAAATTATTTTTGTAGGAACAGTTTTATTTTTACTTACTTCTGTTGCCTTCTGCCTAAACCATCTTCGCGATTCTTCTTCTCGCTTAAATGTTTCAGTGTGCGATTGCTTCAAAATAGTTTGATATATAGTCTCTTGAGCATCTTCTTCCATTAGAACATGATACCTAATTCTTTTTCTGTGATTATCATGAATTTCCACTCTCTACTAGAACAGTATTTATTCGCCGCTTCCCATTTAGCCTGATTTATTCCCCACGTCTGAACTTCATATAAATACTGTTTATTGATCTGTGTTTTTGGAGTAGGCGCTATCGTCTGAGATTTAGGTTTAACCTCTATTACGATAGTTTCTATTAATCCTTCTTTATTCTTCTTCTTGACCCAGAAATCAGGGAAATATCGGTGAACTTTGCCATCAATAGGTGACTTATAAGGCACGAAAAATTCTTCGCTTGCCCACTGCACGACATTTGGATTACGATCAAGGTAAGTCATCAACTTAAGCTCATATGAAGAGCGATAAATAATATTAGTTGGATTACCTTTATATTTTTGCGGATACTTGGCGTTAAAATAACCTTTATAGCTCATAGTTTTATTTATAAGAGGAACTTAAATGGCGTTCGATCCATTAAATTTTGCAGCAGATACTGGTAAAACTATTGCTTCGCAAGTAACTGGTGTTGCCTCATCATTAACAAGTTCAGCTGGTAATTTTATTTCTGGGTTAAGTAAATCTGGATTATCATTAGATTCATTAAGATCTGTAGCAGCTTCCAAATTAGATTCATTATCTAATTTTTTACAAGGAGATACTGATCTAACAAGTAATTTCTCTAGAATAACACAGCAACAATTGGTTTTAGGACGGTCTAGTTCTAGTTCAGATCCAGAACAAAACATACCAAAATCACAAAGAGAAAGTAATACAGAGTCTATTACTTATCCACCTGATCTTGGAAATCATTACTTATCTGTAGAGTTTATGAAATATGACAGACCTTCTGCAATAAATCAAGTTAAATTTCATTCCGAATTTACAGCAAATTTACCTTTACCGCAGCAATTAGCTGATACTTTTGCTGTAAGATTGAGTCCACAAGATACCGGATTATTGGGTGCAGTAGTCGGTCAAGTTGAAAGTGCAAAAAAAGAATTTTCGAGCCAAGGCGCATCTGATATTAAAACATTATTAAACGATAGTGCAGGATTTGCTGTTCAGGCTGGTCAACAAGCCGTCGGAGGTGCCGTCGGCGCCGTATTAGGTGTTTCTGGCGAACAAGTAGTTGGCACTCTAGGTCAAAAAGCGGGGATGATTCCTAACCCGCACGTATCCGTCTTTTTCCAAGGCGTAGACGTAAGGCCTGCTATAGAATTTTCATGGACATTTTCTCCTAGAAATGTACAAGAATCTGCTATGATTAAATATATTATTAAGATGTTTAAAAAACGTATATTGCCAGAAGTTTCTCCTAGTGCGCAAAATCTAATGGCTTATCCACATATGGTTCAATTAACATTGCATCCATGGAAAAGAGATCAAACAATGCCGATTTATAAGCGTGGATTGATAGAAGGTATGAACGTAAACTATACTCCAGGTGGATTAAGTTTTTTCGATGACTCATCGACTAATCCAGTATTTGTTACATTTTCATTTATATTTCATGAAATTGAAGTATTTACAGCAAATGATTTTGGACAAAATAATAATATTGGAGATATCGCTGGATATGTTTCAGAAGCAGCAGATAAAGCTTATCAGTCTGCTAAAAGTGGTGCATCTAGCATTTTATCGTCAGCGGCCGATCTATTAAGAACGAATAATTAAACGAGCTATAATAAATGAAATATTTTTCCAATTTGCCCGTAATTACATATGCAAATAACTTTGTTCGAAATATTTTAAGTCGTGCTAAAATTGTTGATGAATTTAAGAACAATCAGTCTACATACTACCCATATGTTTTAAAAGAAGGATCAGCATCCGGATTAAGACTTGAGAACTTATCATTTGATTATTACGATGATATTGATAATGTTTGGATAGTTCATCTAGCAAATGAAATTGTAGATCCATATTATGATGCTCCATTAACTGGTATAGATTTTGAAGCATTTCTTACTAAAAAATATGGATCACTCAGAAAAGCCTATCAAACAGTAAAATTTTATCGTAATAACTATGATCAAGACGATAGAATATTGACCATTTCGGGATATACAGCTTTACCAAGTCAGACTAAAAAGTATTGGACTCCAAGCGTAAACTTCGATAATAACATCATAGGTTATGAAAGAATTAAAGACGATACAATTA